AATGAAACTAATAACCGAGACAGTTGAACAAGTAGAGTTTTTAACCGAAGCAGCTGCTGACGGTGGTAAAAATTATTTCATTGAAGGTACTTTCATGCAAGCTGATACCCTCAATCGAAACAAAAGAATGTACCCCAAGCACATTCTGTTAAATGAAGTTAATCGTTACACCAAAGAGTTTGTAAACAACAGCCGTGCGTTTGGTGAGCTAAACCATCCTGCAGGACCAACAGTAAACTTAGATCGTGTTGCTATTATTATTAAAGAATTTAAGTGTGATGGTTCTGATGTATACGGTAAAGCCAAAGTAATGAGTACTCCTATGGGTGAGATTGTTAAAAATCTCATCAACGAAGGTGCTCGTCTTGGTGTCTCCACTCGTGGTATGGGTTCACTAAAAGCTAAAAATGGCTATAACGAAGTTCAACCAGACTTTATGCTTTCAGCTGTAGATATTGTTGCCGATCCTTCTGCTCCCAATGCCTTTGTAAACGGAATTATGGAAGGCAAAGAGTGGATCTGGGATAATGGTATGTTAGTTGAACGTCAGATTGAAGAATACCACCGTGAATTATCTAAAGCATCAGCACGAGAATTAGAAGCCAAAGGTGTAAAACTATTTGAAGACTTCTTAAGAAAACTATGAAAATAACTGGACTAAAATTTTTAGTAGAAGCTGCTGGTTTAACTGCAGTCAATCCTGGAGCTGGATACGGCACTGGTGGTGCTGGTCAAGGTCAAGGAACACAAACCCCTTCGTCTGTAGTTGGTGGTGCTGCTGGTGGAAAAAGTGCTCCTAAATCTAGCAGGTTTAATTTTGGTAATGTTACCGATATTCCAAGTTTTCTTACCGCTGTAGGAAAATCTGGAGTAGATGCTGCAAAATATGCAGGTGCTGCAATTGCTACACCTAAAGGACAACTAGCAGCCGCTCTCAGTGGTAGAGGAAGTGGTTTAGGTTGGAGTAAAGAAACTGCTCAACAACGATTCAAGCATTTTCGTAAAGAACTACCAGACCTTGTTGGTTCTTACGCAGGAATGGTAGGAAGTGCACTGGGTCAATCTGCAAATACAGGTGGCCCTCCAACATCAGGAAATATATTAGGAAGAATTGCAAACAATCCTGCTGTAGGTAAACTAACTTCAACTTTAGGAACTGTACTAAAACCACTGGCTGGATACGCTAGTGCAGGTGGTGATGAGTTAGCTAAAATTGCTGCTGCAGCTACTGGCGATTTTAGAGATGCTTCTGTTCTGGGAACTACTGAAACTGAAATTAAAAAAGCTCCAGTTCAAAGAGTTAAAATTATACCGTAATAATCACAAAATAATTAATATTATAAATAAACTAGTATTAGGGGAAACCAATGGAAAAAACCAAAAACACAAAGAAACAAGTTGTAATGGATGCTACTGGAAAAGGCGATTTTGACGTAAACGGCAGAGGCAGCGAACTAGGCACTCTAGATAATTCATCTGCTAATGCTGCTGCAAACCAAGGCACACTAAGACCAGGTGGAGCTGCAGGATTTACTCCTGCTGGCTCTGGTTCTACTCCAGCGGTGGGTGGAGGTTCTCGTGGAACATCTGCACCTGTTGACGGTAGTGGTGTATACGAAGGTTTAGAAAGTCTATTCAGTGGTCAAGAACTGTCTGAAGACTTTAAAAACAAAACTCAAATTATTTTTGAAGCTGCCGTAAACGAGCGTATTTCAGAAATTCGTGAACAACTCATCACCGAAGCTTCTCATCTAATTGAAGACGAAGTAAAGAAAACCACCGATGAGATGGCAACACGTCTAGATGAATATCTAGATTACGTTGTAGAAGAATGGATGAAAGAAAATCAACTTTCAGTAGAATCTGGTATTCGTACCGAAGTTGCTGAAAGCTTTATGAGTGGTTTAAAGGCTCTATTTGAAAGCCACTACATTGAAGTTCCAGAAGCCAAGCATGATGTTCTAGAAGATCTTTTTGCTGAAAATCAAAAGCTTGAAGAATCTTTAAACGAACAAATCAAGAATAACGTTGAACTTAACAAAAATATGACTGCAGTTCAAGCTAGAGCAGTATTTCTAGAAGCTATTTCAGATCTAACTCAAGTAGATGCTGAAAGACTAGCTTCTCTAGCTGAAAATGTAGAATTTACCACTCTTGACGAATTCAAGAGCAAGCTTTACGTTATCAAAGAAAATTACTTAAAGGTTGCACCAGTTGCAGCCCAAGAACCCGATACACTTACAGAACAAAAAGAAACCGTTAACGTTGACGGACCAATGTCTGTATATGTTAACACTCTCGCCCGTCAAGTTAAAAAACTATAATTTATAAATAAAATTAAATCAAGGAGAAAACTAAAATGTCAATGGATTTTTCAAACACTTCATCATACGACACTCTCATGGAAAAGTGGAACCCACTAATCAACCACGGTTCACTTCCAGAGATTGGCGATGGTTACAAGAAAAAGGTTACTGCTCAACTACTAGAAAATCAAGAAAAGGCTCTTCGTGAGCAATATCTTACCGAAGCTCCCGCCAACATAATGGGTGGTGGTGGTTTCCAAGTATCACAAGCTGCTGGTACTAATGGTGCTCTAGCCGGTTACGATCCAATTCTCATCAGCATGGTTCGTCGTAGCATGCCAAACCTAATGGCTTACGATATTGCTGGCGTACAACCCATGAGTGCTCCAACAGGTCTCATCTTTGCTATGCGTAGCCGTTACGGTAGCCAAGGTACTAACACCTGGACTGGTACCGCACGTCAATCCGGTACTAGCGGCGGTTATGGCCGTGAAGCTTTATTCGGCGAAGCCTTCCCCAAGTTCGGTGGTTCAGGTAACACCTGGGGTGGTGCTGCATTCTCAGCTACCGGTGGTATTAATCCAGTTGGTATTTCAGCTGGTGGTGCAGGAAGCTCTTTCGGCATCCGTGACACCAACACTAACTTTGATCTAAACGCTTTCCGTGGCATTCTAACCGGTGTCGCTGAAAACATGGGTAGTAGCGATGCTGGTGCTCTACCGTTTAGCCAAATGGCATTTAGCATTGAGCGTCTAGCTGTAGAAGCTAAGACTCGTGCTCTAAAGGCTGAGTACACCACTGAGCTAGCTCAAGATCTCAAGGCTGTTCACGGTCTTGACGCTGAAAGCGAACTAGCTAACATTCTTAGCACTGAAATTCTACACGAAATTAACAGAGAGCTAATGTACACTCTGTACCGTGTAGCTAAACAAGGTTGCGACAGAACCGTTCACGATGATATAACCACCAGCGGTATTTACGATCTAAACACCGACTCTGATGGTCGTTGGAGTGCTGAACGTTTCCGTGGTCTCATGTTCCAAATTGAACGTGAAGCCAACGCAATCGCTAAGGACACTCGTCGTGGTAAGGGTAACTTCATCGTCTGCTCAAGCGACGTTGCTTCAGCCCTAGCCATGGGTGGTTTCTTAAACCTCACTCCTGCTCTACAAACTCAACTAGAGGTTGATGACACTGGCAATACCTTTGCTGGTATTCTCAACGGCAAGTTTAAGGTTTATATCGATCCATACGCCCAACTAGGTGTTAATTTCTGCATGGTTGGCTATCGTGGTCCAAGCGCATACGATGCTGGTGTGTTCTACTGCCCATACGTTCCGCTACAAATGGTACGTGCAGTTGATCAAAACACTTTCCAACCCAAGATTGGTTTTAAGACTCGTTACGGCATGGTTGCTAATCCATTCGCTGAGAACACTGACATCAATGCTCTCGCTGGTAACCAATACTACCGTATCTTCCAAGTCAACAATCTCCACGGTAACACTGGTTTCGGTCTCTGATCTAAACCTTAACTAAACCTAACGATAAGGGCTCCCCCTAAAAAGGGAGCCCTTTTTCGTTACATAAATATTAATATGCCATCACCAAACACACACAATCCTTTACTAACAAACTTTTTTCAGTTTCAATTAGCTAAAGTACCAAACATAGTTTACTTTTGTCAGGCTGCTACTTTACCTGGAATTGGGTTTGGTGAAGCAGAACAACCAACAATTTTAAGCCATCCAATTAAAGTTCCTGTTGGTTCTGTCCGTTTTGATAATCTAGTATTATCTTTTAAAGTTGACGAGGATATGAATAATTGGTTGGAAATTCATAATTGGATTAAAGATAATTCTAATTATATAAACGATAGTCTAATGACACCGTATCCAGATCAAGCATCTGACGGTCAGTTATTAATAACAAACAGCTCATACAGACCAAAAATTAAAGTGGTGTTCCGACGTTTATTTCCAATAAAACTTTCTGGAATTCAATTTAATACAGTTTTTCCAGATTCTGCAGAAGCAGTAGCAACTGTAGAATTTGCGTTTACTGACTATTCTATAGAACGACTTGTAAATCCTTAATTCTGGTGTATAATATAATTATGACTTTTGA